AAAATTAACACCACTTGCCGTTCCTGCTTTCATATCAATTGTGGCACCGGCAAAAGAACCAGTTGGTCCTGTAATACTTATACCTGATGAACCTGATGAACCTGATGTGCCATTTTGACCTGATGTTCCTGATGAGCCGTTTAAGCCTGAAGTTCCTGATGAACCTGATGATCCACTTGTTCCTGATGAACCCGAAGAACCACTTGTTCCTGATGAACCTGAAGTTCCATTAACACCAGAAGTTCCATTTAATCCTGATAAGTTTAAGACCCAGTTGTTATTAGTTCCTGTTCCATTTACAGAAACAACATCAATATAAACATAAGTAGATCCAAATGAAGTAATCTTACCTAATAAAAAGTTATTAGAATCATTAGCATCAACTACTATTAGGGCAATACCATTTGTATAACCAATAGAACCACCTGAATAAGTTATGTTAAACAACTTTGTTCCTGTTGAGTAAGGCACCACATCTGTTGAATTAGAAATATAGTTTATAGTTTGTCCTGATGAACCAGAAGTTCCATTATTACCTGATGTGCCTGATGAACCTGAAGTTCCATTATTACCTGATGAGCCCGAAGAACCTGAACTTCCTGATGATCCAGATGAGCCAGAAGTTCCTGATGATCCAAGAAAAGTTCCATCTCTACCTGATGAGCCAGAGGAACCTGATGTTCCTGATGAGCCATTAGCACCAGTTGCTCCTTGTGGTCCTACTAATCTCCAAACATCAATAGAGTTTTGTAAGTGAGTTTCATAACCTGATATAGGTTCAATAGGTGAATTACAATAAGTATATCTAACAGGCACCTTAAAAGTAATCTCACACTGCCAACCATTTACATTATCATCATTACCTTCTAATACAGGTTCCATAGTAATATCACCATCAATAGAAAGGTTCATATCAACATAGAATATATGTTGGCTTATTTCCGAAATCATAGTGTCTAATATGTAATGAGTATTAGATAAAATCTCTTGGTAATTATTATCACCTTGATTAATCTTATCCATACAATATACGGTTAAACTAAATAAGTTTTCTTTGTATCCGTTTTCTGATCTTAGGGTTTGACTTGTGCTTTGTTCTACCCAAATATAAGGAAATAACATAGGTCTTTCTGAACCTATATTGTAAGAAGGTCCATAACCAAAATCCATAACCATTTCTTGACGAAGTGATAAATCCTTAAATATAGATATGATTTGATTTACTGATAAAGTATTATTAGCCATTATCTTATTGTATTATTTTTTATATTATTCATTTCATTCATATAGTCATCTTTTTCTTTCCAATAGGAAAGAACATTTAGACACTCTATATAGTTTAATTCATAGATTTGCTCGTGTTTTGTTATATCACTATTACTTAATCTATCAACCATACTTACCCAACCCCACTTACTATCCATTTGAACCGAACCTAATCTCACATTATCAGCCTTTATACTACGGGAATAGAGTCCTTTGTATTGGTTGTAAAGGCTCCACTCCCATTTAAAAAAAAAGTGACTGGCCCCATCAAATCAAATACAGGTTGTTTCATAAATAAATCTTTACGCCACTCTAAATTAGCAACATTAAACTTATCTTGTATCCACTCTTCTTTACCAGTTTCATCATTTATTTCTAATTTGCCGGGTCTTAATATGATGGCTAATATGTAAGGTATAATTCCACTTTTAGTTGTCTGTGCGTCTTGTAATGTCTTAATATAGATATATTCACCCATAGTAAGTTTATTCAAATCAGTTGGAAAAACATAATCTATATCCTCAATCTTAATATGTTTAGTATTAGACCAAGCAGGTTCTTCTTTTAAGAAACCAACCTCAACAGATAATTCATTTACACCCTCTAATGTTAAATCATCTAAATCACCTTCTTCAACACCACATAGTGCTTCTATAACTTTCAATAAGTATAACTCTGCCATACCTATATCCTCTTTCTTTTCATCTAACTCTGCCATTTTTACATAAGTGGCTAAGGTAATCTCACTCCACTGAGTTGGCATCTTAAACTCTTGTTTTCCAATTTTAAATTCTTTCATCATCTTTGTTTCATTTTTTATAATATACTTTAACTATACTTTTTCTAATAGCGTTTCTATTTCTTCTATTATTCTTTGCTCTACAATTAAGGTGGCAGAAAAATGACTTACCTACATGCCTTGTTTGATAATCTTTACCACACTCTTTACAAACTTTTGTAATGTATTGTCTGTCTTTCCAACTATTTTTAGCATGTTCTGAGTGCCATTTAATTCCATCTTCACTTGAATGCCACTCTTTTGCTGATTGAACACCTTTTTTTTGAAAATCTAAAAACCACTCTTTATTACTTTCAAATCTTTTAAGTGAGTGAATTTTTTGATGTAATCCGCTTTTAATAATTTCAAGATTTTGTATATTATTGTTATGTGTATTTTCATCTATATGGTGTATCTCATATCCATCTGGTATTTCACCATTAAAAAATATCCAAACATCTACATGTAGTGAGTATTTATGTTTAGTAAAGTAATTTCTACCTTCATAACACCTATATCTTTTACCATTAAACCATTGCTCTAATATGCCATTATCACCTGTTATACTAACTAATTCTTTCATACTATATTATATAAAAAATAGTGTATCTTGTTTCATCTAACAAACTTTAATACCTAATTCTATAAACATTATTATCACCTCTTTTATTTTTAGATTTCCAATAATGAATACCATACCTCATAGCATCGCATGCATCGTCATAAACTTTTACAGGTTCATCTAATGTTATATCACCATTTGTTTTCCATTTGTAAGAACTAATTTCTTTTATTAGGTCTAAACTTTCTTTGTGTATAAATAAGCCTGTTGATTTTACTGAATCTATACCATCTTTTACATCTTTGATGGCGTTTTTAGCATTATAACCCTTTCTTCTTAGGTCTTCTATAATTTCAGGTCTGGCATAATCACATATAATCTCTTTCTTTTTAGATACTTGTAGTTCGTCCATTATTCTAATTAAATCAGATGAGGTTAGGCCTTCTTTGTATATGATTTGTTTTACATAAGCCACATTATTATCAGTTAAATGTATTTCTATTAATGAACTGGGGTGGTTAAATCCGAAATCTAATCCGTATATTGTATCTTTAACCTCTGGTAAGTGTTCGTAATACTTCCAGTGTGTATAAATAGTTGTTCTACCAGTTCCTTTTTCACCAAGTGCGTATATCTTGTAGTAACTTTCATCATACATTATAAGATTTTCTATTTCTTTAACTTGTGAAAGGGGTAAGAAAGGATTATCTTTATAGGTTGAGTGTATTAATAAACTTTCTTTTCTTGATATAAGGTCATATAACCAGTGGAAGTTTTCTGACGGGTTAAAGTCAAATATAAGTTTATCAGCAGTTCTCATATTTAACTGAGTGAATTCCTCAAAGTTTAACTCGTTTGACTCGTTAATCCATAAGACATCTCTTTTTCTACCACGGAGTTTTTGTTCGTTGTCTGCACCAAAAAATTCAACCTGACTGCCATTAGGAAAGTTATAAATGTTTTCTGTCTTATGATGTGATGATTGATTATATAAACCTAACTCGTTCATTACTTCAAAGAAGTCGCGCATCACCGTTCCTCTTAAAGTAGGAAATGTCTTACGGATAATTGAAACCATCTTATTAGGTGTGGTTAAACAATAAACTATAACCATCTGGCATAGTGAATAAGTTTTAGAACTTCTACTTCCTCCTTGATTTATTATAAATCTAATATCATCATTATTTAAGGCATCAAAGTTCCAATTAAACACTGGTGTCTGTTTAATCGTTAATTCCGCCATCTAAATCATCTTTACTTTTTATTTGAATAAGTTTTATTTCAGTTATAACTTCACCACCTGATGTAATATCTACTTTTTGAGCCGCATATAATCCAGTCATTTTAGATATTTCTTTTCTAATATCAAGTGCTAGTTTCATATTTTTACCTTTAATAGCATCTTCATACATAGATTCTAAATGACCTAATGCTTCATTAGCCAATTCCTTATTTTGTGTATCATATAGTTCAACTATCTTACCTCTGGCTTCTTGAAGTAGTTGATATGAATAACTTTGTTTATATCCTAATTCAGTCATTAAGAATTCTTGTATAATTGTTTTAGTAGAAGCGCCTTTTTCAATACGCATCTTAACAATAGCATCTATAATATCTTCTTTCTTATATTTCATACTCAATTTTTTATTTTACGCAGGATTTACAGA